CATCATTATTCGTACTACCAACAACATGCACCTTTTCCCCTACTCCAAATCCTGCCAATCCATTACCTGAATCGGTAATAGTATCAGGGTCACTATCAACAAAAGCTATTGTTATCTGTGCGCTAACGATAACATCATTTGTAACATCAAAATAATTGCCATCATTATTTAAATCAAGTGAAGTCCCATTAAGGATAGTTAAATCAGTACCCTTATTCCATACCACAGTATTAACGAATATAGCCTTATCGTTGAATGTAGCAGTATTATAGAAAGCAGAAGTATTCTGAATTGAAACAGCATTATTAAAAGTAGATGTGCTATCAACCGTCAATGTTCCAGAGACAACTGTATCCCCAACCGTCAATGTTCCAGAGACAACTGTATCCCCAAAAGTTAATGCCACATAACTCGGAGTAGTGGAATCAGTAAGAGTACTCTTTGTCCACTTGGAACTGTAATAATCAACTACGGGAGTTCCCGTAACTATTCCTGTACCGACTATCCACTGTATCGGGCCAGCCCATATACCGCAATTGAGAGTCAGTGTATAGGTATCTACATCAATGGCATCCTGTTTAACAGGCATGAGAGTTATCGTACTTGGAATACTTACATTCCCCGTCATAGTATCTGTAGTGTCTATAAGTAAGACAGTAGGAGTCACACCTATAGATGATATAGCGTTCGACAATGACGTGTATTGCGATAAGAACACCCATTGGGGGGTAGAGTCCACCCCATAGCCCACACCGTCCATAGTGAACAATGTAACGTCTGTGGAGTCCTTAACCACCATCTTATACAGTCCATCAGCAAATATCTCTGCTCTACCCTCTGAATCAAGTATAATAGGATTCGTTGCGGTAGCAACCTTATTCCTATCCAAGTAGGTATCTTTCGCAGTAGTAGTCCCTGAAACGTATGTATAGACCTTACCACCCGTAAGGGGGTCGCCATCTAACTCCATACCTGGAATCAGGAAGTCTACCTGTAGTGCGGTATCAGCAGAGTAAACTACTGCCACAAACCCCAATACAAGTGCCAATACCATACATATCGCAAATATCTTCTTAACCATAGATATTATCCTCTCCTAATGTACGTCTATTGATTTTTCTAAGCATCCCGTCTAAGTTGGCATCTTCAAACAAGTTATTGAAGTTGAGCTTCTTAACTATATTAATTGACTCTTTTGCCATACGCTTTATATCATTAGGCACTGCGAAACCAAACTCATCAGATATCCTAAGTATAAGGTTGAATACTATGGCCTCGTTATACTCCTGTGGCAATGTAATCTCATCATTAATAGATGTATACACGCCAAGTGCCTTTTTAGTCTTTAGCGTCAGTGTAAAAGCAGCATTAGGTGAATAGTAAAAGAATAGTGTTCCTAGTGGATATGTAGGATTGTAATACATCTTCCTAGGACGACCTGGAGTGTTGGCAAGGTTCTGATAATCATATCTCTCCTGTCCAACTACATCAATACCGTACTTATTATTAGCACCAGGATACTGTACAAAAGCACTCAATATCTCTTTAGGTCTAACAGTATCGAAATCTCCAGCGTCACCTATAGTATATTCAGCAGTTCCAGGAGTCATAGTGAACTCCTCTCTGGTATAGGAAAATACTTCTGCGATGTCAGCAGACCAAGAATCCAACATTAGATTAAGGGCTTCTAAACAGTCCTTATATTCCTGTGGGGTCGGCTCTTGACCACTTGATAACGCACTAATCTTCCTCATTGAAGACCTTATAGCTTCTTTTACTATCACCTAAATGCCTCCCTATTTCAAGTCTTTCGGGGTATTAACCCAACCCTTTTTCTTGAGTGCGACAGCTTCTTTCACAGTTACAATCTTACCCGTAAGGTCGTCCTTGTGATATACCCACTGTTTAGGCTCATCAACATCTCCCTTGACACCGAGGGCTTTTAGCTCATCCTTGAGTTCTGCTATCTCAGCCCTTAATTCTGCAACTTCATCCGAATCACCTTCAGGTGGGGCATCTTCGACCTCTTTGATTTTTATCGCAAGGTTCTCAGGTTTCATGTTATGAAAATTACCTATTTTAAGCTCCTTGCCCTTTGCTCTCAATGCAACAATCTCTTCTTCTGTATATTCAGACATATTATCTCCTTATTAAAGGGGCGGGGAATTACCCCCACCCCCATGTTTATACTTAGCCCAAGAACTTCATGCAAGTATCCTTGTAAATAACCCTGGCTCCAAAGAGAATATCAGCCCTGATAATCTCCGTATCAGTCAGGACGTTATAGCCCTTAACTATGCGAATTGAAAGACCGCTCTCAGATGTCTCTCTAGCACCCCAAACAACAGAGTCAGGCATATCCAGAGGGACACAGGCCAGTGCGATAGACTGCTTTGTGAAAGCCATGTTAGCCACACATCCCTCACCAGTTGTACCAGTGAGGATATTAACTGCTGCGCCATTTACAGGCAATGCGTTGATGTTCTGTGAACCCAAGGCATTGAAGTTAAGGGGCGGTGTGAATACAAGTGTAACAGCACCACCACCATCAGAAGTCGCATCAGCAGTAGTTACGAACTGCATCAGGTCGTCCCTAGTGTCCTTACCAACATAATCCACAGCATAAGTAGCAGCTATTGTGAATATCGTACCCTTCTTGATAGTCTTTGTAAGACCAACTCCAGCCAGAACCAGGTCTGTATCACCAGCAGCGATAGCACCATCATTGACTGTGACGGTTGTTATATCGTCATTAGTACCAGGGTCAAACTTCTTGATGAATGTGGATGTGAAGAAATCCAAACCAGCAAGGCTTCCGATAGCTGCTTTTTTGAGCCATTCGCCTACCATTACAGGCTGAAATACACCCTTGAGTCCGTTAACGACAGCCCTACGAGTAGCAGGGTTTACAAATACACATCTCTCATCTTCAGGTGCGGAGATATTGTCAAACTTCTCCTGAATTGCGAGAAGGTCGTCAAATGTACTCGGAGTAGTACCAGTAATACCTACAGCATAGTTCATCTGCACATGCAGACCTGCCAAATACCTGTCAATCTCTTCTCTGAGAGGCTGAATGGCTGGCTCAAGTACTCTCTCACGATATTCGGAAATATCAAGAGTAAGTTCCTGAGATGAGAAATTCCATGCGACATTCCTTCTCTGGTCAACAACCAAGTCTATATCAGTCTCAGTGAAGTCCTGAATAGATGAAGTAATATCTGAACCGTCTTTGGCTACGAACCTTGCAGGAGCTTTAATACGGACGGTAGAACCCTTCTTATAACCGTTTACCGTATTTTTCCATTCTGACTCGTAAGCCCTATAGACCTTGTTACCAAGCTGAAGCTTATTCTTGAGAATATCAAGAGCTTCCCTAGCAACTACGTCTGCTGTTAAAACTGTGTTGCTCATGTCTTAGTCCTCTTTAATACCCGTATACCCTCTTACGCTCAGCTTCATACGTTTTATCTGTCCAACCGCCTTTTGGTTGTTTCATTTCCCCTTTGGGGGGCGGTGCAGATGAATGGTCTCCACCTAAAGTCGTAGGAGGGGGAGGGGCATTTGTTGTTTTCTTATTTATTATAGGAGGCTCCATACGAGCTTCCAACCCCCCAATAAACTTAACCTGTTCTAAAGGCTTCATAGCTTTTACCTTTGCCATCTCTGCGGGATGTTTTGCAAGGTAGTCAACCATTTGCGGTGACTTTTCGCTACTCATCAAAGCCGTTGCAAACTCCTTACTTGGAGTATGTGTATTCACAAAATCGAACGATGTCATAATATCAGGAATCTTCTCAACTGAAGCATCGAGCCTTGTATTGAAATCACTAACGACTCTCTGAGCTTCTGTCTGTGCGATATGCTGATTATCGGCAACGACTTTAGCCTGATGTCTCTCTTGAGCCTTTATATCGGCCTGTGCGTCCCTATAATCATCACGAGCATCCTGATAGTCGTCTTCATCGTCAAAATCGTTCCTACGGGGCTTCTTGACCTCCTGAACGGGTGCTGCGGGGGGTGGCGGGGCAGCATTTGCCCTCGCCTCTGCTGCTATCCTTGCTTGTGTCTCCAGTTCCAACATTTCCATTGCGGTCTTTTTTTGGTCATTAACCTCTTTGAATCTGTCATATGGAACTGTCTTTGAATCTTTTGGAGCGGACGGGTCTCCTGCATCCCCATCAGGGTCAGCGTTATCGTCCACATCTGCGTCTACGGGAGTGGATGGGTCTCCGTTATCATCCAAGTCTACATCTGTGTCATTTACATCTGTATTGTCTACAATCTCGTTTCCATCTTTATCTAAAGCCATGTTTTACGTCCTCCTCGGACTAGTTTTATCGGTATTTTTACAGTCTCCGCAGACTGAGTTTGTTACTGAGCTAACTGTTGGGGCGGTGCGCCACCGCCTTGTCCATCTATATTTGGAGCCATCCCTAAAGCCTGTTGAGCTTCAGGAGGTAATGTCGCCATTAACAACTCTGCTACCTCGTCTGCACCTGGTACATCCATGTTCTTAGCCACCATCGGGAATAAGAATGGAGCAACCTGTGGTGCGAACTGTACGAACTGCATCAGCATCTCAACTGTCTGCTGTCTCTTAGTCTCATAGCTCGGCCCTGAAGTCAGCACTACATCGTACTCTCCAGCATCAGCAAGACTGTTGTTTATCACGAACTCAAGGTTAGTCTGGTCATACTCAACACTATTTAGAGCTATTTCCTTGAGCTTGCCATCATCTCCCATAATCTTGATTATTCTCTCTGTATCATAGTAATGGGGGATTAAGTCTACGAGTATTCGACCTGTATGTGCGATAGCATTAGAGTGATTATCAAAGAAGCTAAACACTGTCTTATCGGCTGAACGCTGTCGCATAGCCAAGGCTTTGCCTGAACGCTCATTGGACTGCTCACCCAAAGCAGGAGGCGTAATACCAATAGTGCTATAAAGCTCTTTCTCAGCCCTATCAGCCTCAGTTAATGCTCCAGTAGGAATACTTGGAGGTGCGACACGTTTAGGAGGCCCTGGATTAAGTGGGTCAGGATTGAACGGTAGATAAGTGTTATTCTTATTCCCTGCATCTCTCCATATCCTCTCAAAGCCAGCAATCTGCTCTGGCGTTACCATATAAGGTGCTTTGGGCTGTAAAGCGACCATCTCTGTAGCAGCCGTGCGCCAGAAGTTATACATCATCTGTGGGTCTTTAGCGTGACGGATAAGACTAAATAGTCTGTTCTTACCCTGTATATCTATCTCATCACCTGGGATTGCGACAACAGGAAGAAACTTACCGGGCCAATCAATCGGCCCTTCCAAAACCTCTGCCCCATTCATCTTCACCCATTTAATCTCGGTAAACTCAGCTTCTCTCTCACGAACTATTGTGTATCCCTGCTCTTCAAGAATCTGTTTCGTAATCCCTTTTTCAAGAGTTATAATTGTACCGTTCTCAAACTCGACTATCTTCTTTGTTTTCTTTACTTTATAAAATTTCTCTGCGATACGAACACGGTCTTGTTCAAACCACTCCTCTTGGGACTGAGTAACAGCATCCCCTGGGAATGAACCCGATGTCTTAGCATTAGGGAACTGTGCCTCAAATTCCTTCTTAGGCATGTAATCGAAAATATAGACGTATTCAGCATCTGTATAATTTGGGTCTTTAGCTTTAGGGTCAAACAAGACTCTAAACTGATTGCGGATTCTCTCTATTCTAAGCTCTTGGTCAAAAGACTCTCCCTCAACGTACTTAGAAACTACTCTCCAGAAACCTATAGAAGACGTTAGGCACTGGTTGAAACCTGTATCATAGACTACATTAGCGTTACTCTTATGCTCGATATGACGTATTATGTCTTGTAAGACTTCAGCTATTGCGGGGTCTCCCTTACTATCCATAGGAAAGACTTTAATCTCAGGCCTGTTCTGCTTCTGGTCGCCTTGTACGGATTTAACGAACTTCCATAACTGGTTGATTATAAGAGTAGGTCGCCCATCTCTCTCCCGCTCTGACTTAATATCAGAAGGCCACTGTCCTTCACCAGAGACAAAAAGAATATCATCAAGGGCTTCTGTATATATATCACGCCAGCCGTCTTGAGCTACCTGATATTCCCTTAAACCTTCAGCGTGGATGTCTAGCTTTTCAGCCATTCTTGTTTACCTCCCGATACTGCTCTCAAGTGTCCATATGTGTGTTGTGTAGCTCTAGGGATATGTGACCTCAATTTAGCTTTAACTATCATATCTGCCATCATATCTCCCACTAGATAAGCAATGGCATCTATAGCATCATCGCTTGTACCGTAAGGGAACTCATCGAACTCCTGTCTTATACGGTCACGAATTGGTTTAGGAACGGAGTCAGATATAAACATCTTTCCATTCAACATAGGCCACGTCAGAGCGTCTTTTATACGTTTTGCCTTATTGCGACCTTGATGCTTTAGCTGAATCATGTTCTTAGACTCAAGGCTGACACGCCTACCACGCTTTAACAGAGCTTTCTCAACCCATGTTCCCGTAGTACCCATACCAGCTTTCTCAATTCCCAACATCTCAACTCGCCCATTTCGCATATACATCTCAGCTATCATCACAGGGCCAGCAGCCTCAGCCATCTTATCGACCTCGGCATCTAAGATATAGAACTCACTAGCGCCAAAATCGTCTGTATCAGGGCTAACCCCAATACAAAGCATGGCCCAATCATCACCCTTGCCGTCTTTATCGTCTCCAGCAGGGTCAACTACTTGCATCTTAAATATATTCTTTGGAATCTTGGCATGTGCGATGTTCTGTAATAGGTTGCCAGGTATTTTTCTCTCTTCTGCGGGAACAGGGTCACAAAGTTGCTGACAGTAATAAGTACTCTCAGTCTTCTTTATATCCAATTCCTCTTGCGACAAGAACACAGGGAGTCCGTTAGGAGTACCGTCATGCGTGGCAGGTTTAACCCTGACGTGGAAAAGAGAATCGTCTGAGTTAATCCTTCTCTTATTCTTTACATAGACTAATGGGTCGGCATAATGATAATAAGTCCCTACGACTCGTCTATGTCCACCCCTGAGTCCTATGTTCTGTGCGGAATCAAACAACTTCTTGAGTGCTTTCATTCTCAAAGGACTGTCTGCGACATCCTCATTCGTAATATCATCAAAGACTAATCTGTGATAATGGCATCCTGTAGGCATGCCCTCTTCAAGCCCAGCAGCGTAAAAACTAGGCTCTTTGCGAGTTGTCTGTCTAGGCAGAATAAGTCCATCATCCAAACCCCATAGAGGTGCTTGTCTCTCAGGGTCAAGCCAGAAATGAGGTCTTTGTACAACTTCATTCCCTTGCACAATTTCAGGATAAACAAAACTAAGGAATCCAGCCTCTTTCTCCATACAGTCTTTAAGACTACGCAAGAACTGTTTAGCCAATTTCCTAGTTGCGGAAATAATACAACATGCACTCTCAGGGTCTTTGCCAACAAACTGTAAAGTTTCCGCAAGAGTGACTATGGTACTCTTGAAATGCTCTCTAGCCCATATATCCAACGTCATATCATTTGGCCCATCCTCAACCTCACGACATGCCTCAATGCCAAACTTACAATTAACCATTGGATTCTTAAATACAAAATAGACTATGAAAAACAAATCATTCTCAAAGAGATATTTATACATACTACGCTCGAATATCTCTCCTTGTTCGGGGTCTTTTTTATTATTCTCTGCGATGTCATTCGCAATTTTCACATAATCAAACGCATAAGTAGCACCATTCATCTCTTCGGTGCTTAATGGTTCAAAATCGACCCCATTTATCTTGACTTTTATACTCTCTTACCTCTACTTACTACGGGGTGACATGCGGTACATTTAGACTTTTTCTTGCCATTAGCACGAAACTTCACAACACCGCCTGTATCTGCTCCTGCTTCTGCCAAGGCTTTATTGCGTTTGGCTAGAGCAGACAACCCCTTACTGTATATAGATTTAGCCATTTAATCC